TGCTGCTACAGATTATTATTTTGGTCAAACGCCAGATATTATAGAAACATTTGATTATAAAAGAGCTATTGGCTCTGCAACAATTGATTCAGCAACGGGTGAAGTAAGTGGATTAATTATTGTAGATTCTGGAGAAGGCTATTCATCAATACCGAATGTTGTATTGATAGGTGGCAGATCTGCTGCGTTTGATAGTCAATATTCAGTAGGAGATGATCTTACACAAACGTTGTCTTCAGGTACAAAGATAAAAGGCGAAGTACAAAGATATCAATTAGATTCAGATAGTGATGGAAGCCGTTATCTTTTCCTTGCACATGTTGGTGCAGATGACGGAGAATTCAGAACATTTGTAAATGGAATTACGTTAAATAAAATATCACCGCCTGGCTCTGTAGGTCTTAAAGTCACCGGTGTAAACGAAATAAATAACATTAGTGAAACAGAACAAAACGACTTATTTACTTCAACAGATGTAGATGACTTCCTTGACTTTAGTGAAGATAATCCATTTGGTGATCCGGAGAATCAATAATGTTTGGTGGACATTACTATCACGAAAGAATTAGAAAGTCGGTTTCAATCTTTGGTCGACTCTTTAATAATCTATATGTGGTACGTAAAAATTCAAGCGGTGGAGTTTTGAATCAATTAAAGGTTCCGCTCGCCTATGCACCGAGACAAAAATATTTAGAAAGAATTCGTGAGAACCCCAGTCTTGAGGATGATACAAGAGTTGCAATTAAATTACCGCGCATGTCATTTGAAATTACCGATATTCAATATGACCTGACCAGGCAATTGGCCAAGGTTAGTAACTTTAATACTAAAGGTTCTGCGCCAGAAAAAAGACAAAAGTTTTATTCACCTGTACCATATAACATTGGATTCTCTTTAAGCATATATGCAAAGAATCAAGATGATGCATTACAGTTAGTAGAACAAATCTTACCAACTTTTAATCCACAGTATACTGTTTCAATATATCCATTTAAAGAATTATACCCAGATTTTATTGAAGACGTTCCTATTGCAATTACTGGTGTAACATTTGAAGATGATTATCAAAGTACACTCGAACAACGTAGAACAATTATATACAATCTTACTTTTGAAATGAAATGTCAGTTTTATGGCGATATTGAGAATAAAGAAATCATTCGTCTTTCCAATGCGAAATTATTTAATATGAACGCAGGAATGCAAGATTCAGATATATATCTAGAAAGAGTAACTGTTAGCCCAAATCCAGCAAGTGCAATTGGCTTACCAGATAGCGATTTTGGATTTAGCACAGAAATAGTTCAAGCAGGAGATAGCAGCTAATGCCTATGATATTAAGACTTATAAAAGGAAGCGAATTAACATTTGCTGAACTCGATGGCAACTTTACAGATTTAGATAATAGAACGGATGCTTTAGAAGCGCTAAATCTTGGTACTCGAGTAACAAGACTAGAAGCAGCCGGTACTCCTATTTACTATGATTCAGATGATACTGAGGTAATTCTAGACTCAATTTGGGGCGGTACTGTTGCTTCATATTTAGCCACAACCGATTCCATTGGATTGGCTTCATATGATTCATCAAGGTTTAGTCTTACCGGTGGCCACGTATCTCTTATAGAAAAAATAGCTTCGGCTGGTGACGTGGGTCTCGCATCATTTGATTCATCGCGGTTCAGTGTTACAGGCGGTCATGTAAGTTGGATTGAAAGACTTGCAACAAAAGACAGTGATGGCACAGCATCGTTTGATAGTTCAAATTTTGTTGTAACTAATGGGCATGTAACAATTAACCCTTTAAGTGCAGCTGGAAGAGTTGCTGGTATTAAGCCAATTGATTCTAGTGGTGTAGCATCATTTGATTCTGCTAATTTTAACGTAAGTTCAGACGGTCATGTTACATTAGATATTGCTACTACAAGTAGTGTTGGTGTGGCATCGTTTAATTCTAATGATTTTACTGTTAGTGCAGGCGGTGAAGTATCATCGACTGGTGGCGGTTCCACCAACGGCGCTGTTGGAACTTATGCATTTATGTCACCATGGCCAAGCACAACTGGATATGCATTTGGTGCTACTGAAAGCGGAAGCGTCTTAAGACCGTGTAGTGCTGCAGGTGGTTTAGGCTTTGGACCTTATCAAACTGGAACTTGGCGGTGCATGGGTAGTACAATTGGTGCAGTCGTTGCAACTGAAGTTGCCACTTTATGGCTTAGAATATCTTAATTATGTCTGATAATGAAAATGTAAAATCTGATTATGATTACTCTCGTCAAACGTATTATGATCTTATAGAAAAAGGTAGAGAATCATTAGAAGATATGATTGAGGTTGCTCGACAATCAGAGCATCCAAGGGCATACGAAGTACTTTCTGGTATGATTAAGAATATATCAGACGTAAATGATAAATTAATGGATTTGAATAAAAAACAAAAAGACATTAATAAAGAGGATGATAAACCTCAGTTAGCAAATCAAACTACAAATAATTTATATTTAACTACAACTGATTTACAGAAAATGATGTCAAGCGAAGATGAAAAACTAGTTAATGTCACTACAACAAAATGATTCATACCTAGGAAATTCTAATGTAAAGCGTGATGGTGTTCTTCAAGTTTGGACTCCAGAATTATTACATGAATACAAAAGGTGTATGGATGATCCTATTTACTTTGCAGAAGAATACGTAAAGGTTATATCACTTGATGATGGTTTAGTTCCGTTTAAGCTATATCCATATCAGAAGCAAATGTTTGGACACTTTAATGAGCATCGTTTCTCAATCGTTTTGGCTTGCCGTCAATCAGGAAAATCAATCTCGGCATGTGCGTATCTCCTCTGGTATGCAATCTTTCACCCGGAAAAAACAATTGCGGTTCTTGCGAACAAAGGGGCGACTGCTCGGGAAATGCTATCTCGTATCACGCTTATGTTGGAAAACATTCCGTTCTTTTTACAACCGGGTTCAAAGGCGCTTAACAAAGGTTCATTAGAGTTTAGTAACAATTCGCGAATAATTGCTGCTGCTACTTCCGGTAGCTCTATTCGAGGTATGTCTGTTAACCTTCTTTATCTAGATGAGTTTGCCTTTGTAGAAAGAGCATCAGAATTTTATACATCAACATATCCTGTTGTATCTGCCGGTAGAGATACAAAGGTTATTATTACGTCTACTGCAAATGGTATTGGTAATCAGTTCCATAAAATATGGGAAGGAGCAGTTCAGACAATAAACGAATTTATTTCATTCCGCGTAGATTGGTGGGATGTACCGGGTCGTGATGAAAACTGGAAAAAAGAAACTATTGCTAATACAAGTCAATTGCAATTTGACCAAGAATTTGGTAATACATTTTTCGGAACAGGTGATACACTTATTAATGCCGAAACCTTATTAGGCTTTCGGGCAAAACCTTATATCGAAACACTTGAGAATGGCGATCTCAAAGTATATAGTAAACCTACTGAAAAACATGATTATATCATGACAGTAGATGTAAGTAAGGGAAGAGGACAGGATTATTCTACTTTTAATTTAATCGATATTAGCGTTCGCCCGTTTGCACAGGTTGCTGTTTATCGGAACAACACTATCTCTCCTTTACTCTTCCCTAATATTATATATAAGTACGCGAAATCCTACAACAATGCATATGTTGTAATTGAATCAAATGATCAAGGTACTGTAGTTTGTAATGGTTTATATCATGATTTAGAATATGAAAATGTGCACGTTGAATCTGCAATTAAAGCAAATGCAATTGGTATCGAAATAACAAGAAAAACAAAAAGACTCGGCTGTTCAGCAATTAAAGACATTTTAGAAAATAATAAACTTAGTATTGTTGATGATACTACAATACTTGAAATTTCTACTTTTGAAGCTAGAGGTCAATCATACGAGGCATCAGACGGCAATCATGACGATCTTATGATGAATTTGGTAATGTTTGGTTATTTTGCGTCTACACAATATTTTGGTGATATGACAGATATTAATTTAAAAGAAATGTTATTTAAGAATAAGATGAAACAAATTGAAGATGATATGGTACCGTTTGGATTTATTGATGATGGTCAAGCGCATATGGATGTTTTAGAAGGTCAAGAAAAAGATACTTGGCAAATTAAAGACTTCGATCCTGACTTAGCAGGTCATGATGGTGTATTTGACAGAGACTTATAATATTATAAATAATAGCAAATATTGAAAACAACCGTATTATGTTAACATATCATTAAAAAGGAAGAACCAAAATGGCATTAGGTACACCGTCAGAAAGCCCTGCGGTTGTTGTCAAAGAGATAGATCTGACTGGTGGCGTTCCAAACGTACAGTCAACTACTGGCGCAATCACAGGTAATTTCCGCTGGGGGCCTGTCGCACAAAGAGTATTAGTAGACAATGAGGCAACTCTTGTTGATACATTTGCGACACCAGACTCAGCGTCAACTGTTGACTTCCATTCGGCTCAATACTTCTTGCGTTATTCAAGTAACCTACAAGTAGTGAGGGAAGCAACAACTGCAGCCAAAAATGCACGTTCACCAATTGGTCAACTCGGAACGGATAGTGATGGTACACTTCCTACAGAGTTTGTCAAGAACGATGCAGATTTTGATGCACAAAGATCCGGATTAGATTCAGATTCACACACAATTATTGGCAAATATCCAGGCGCGCTTGGCAATTCGCTACAAGTTCAAATTTGTCCTTCAGATGCTACACAGTTTAATGCGTGGTCATATAAGGATAATTTTGATAAAGCTCCATCAACATCTGATTATGCAGCAGATCGTAACGCATCAAATGATGAAATTCATATAGTTGTCGTTGATCAAGATGGTAAGTTTACTGGAACTAAAGGTACTGTTCTAGAAACATATCCATTTGTATCAGTTGCATCAGACGCAAAAAATCCAGATGGAACTACAAACTACGCTTTGGATATTATTAATGAGCGCTCAGAATATGTTAACATGGTGGCATGGGATTCCGCCTACAGTGCAGCAGGAGCATCAACAGAAATTGATAGTGGAGATAATTTCTCCATGGGAACTCCAGCTGTTGTTGATCATAGTCTACTTAAAGGCTCAAATTCAGGTGCACTAGGCGTATCAGATGTGCTTCGTGGTCATGATCTCTTTGAAGATAAAGATCAGGTAGAAATTGATTTTCTAATTTCACCAAGCATGACTAACAGCACTGATCAAGCCACAATCGTTAATGATTTGGTCACAACAGCACAATCACTTCGCAAGGATTGTATTGTATGTGCATCACCTGCAAGAGATGACGTAGTAAACTTGACAAGCGCAGCAGATATTACAACTAACGTAATTGCAACTGCAAATGCATATACTAACTCATCGTATCTTGTTGCAGATAATAACTTCTTAAAAGTCTACGACAAGTACAACGACGGTTACATTCATATTCCGGCAGCGTCTTCAACTGCAGGTATTTGTGCAGCCACAGATCTTAATAGAGCTCCATGGTTCTCACCAGCAGGCTCAAGACGAGGTCAGTATCTTGGAATTACTGGTTTGGCATATACACCAAACAAGTCACAAAGAGATCAGCTGTACAAAATTGATGTTAACCCAGTCGCTAACATCCCAGGACAAGGAACACTTCTTTACGGAGATAAGACAATGCTAGGACGTCCTTCAGCATTCGATCGCGTTAACGTACGTCGTCTATTCCTTATTCTTGAAAGAGCAATCGGTAGAGCCGCTCAACAGGTATTATTCGAATTCAATGATGAGTTTACTCGCGCAGAATTTGTTAATATTGTAGAGCCTGTGCTTCGTGAAGTACAGGGTAGACGTGGAATCACAGACTTTAGAGTCATATGTGATGAAACTAATAACACTCCTGCTATTGTAGATCGCAATGAATTCATCGCAAACGTCTTCATCAAGCCAGCACGTTCAATTAACTACGTAACTCTGAATTTCGTAGCCGTAAGAACAGGTGTTGACTTCGAAGAAGTTGTTGGCACAGTTTAAGGAGATAACGAACAATGGCTATTCTCGGAGTAGATGACTTTAAGTCAAAACTGAGAGGCGGCGGTGCTCGTCCTAACCTCTTTAAAGTAACAATTAACTATCCCGGATTTGCAAATGGAGATGCAGAACTTACATCGTTCTTGGTGGAAGCAGCTGCATTGCCAGGGTCAACCTTCGGTATCATTCCAGTATTCTTCCGTGGAAGAATCCTAAAGATGGCTGGTGATCGTACATTCGCTGAATGGACAACTACTATCATTAACGATACTGATTTTGCAATTCGAGATTCAATTGAGCGTTGGATGAATGGTATTAATGCACATTCTGCAAATACAGGTCTGACCACGCCAATTGCATACGAAGCAGATCTTAAAGTTGATCAACTTGATCGTAACGGAGACGTCTTAAAGACTTACACCTTCCGTGGTGCATATCCTCAAGACTTGTCAGAAATTGCGCTATCATATGCTGACAATGATAATATTGAAAGATTCACTTGTACTTGGGCATATCAGTACTTTGAGTCTAACACTACAGACTAAATAAATAGTAAGGAGCCGGGTTCTCTCGGCTCCTATTTCTAGTTTAAGGATTTTAATATGGCAGAACAATCTGGACAAGACGGCATTAAATTATTTGGCTTTGAAATTAAACGCGCCAAAAAGAAGGAAGAAGATAAAGCTCCTTCAATAGTTCCGCCACGAGATGACGAAGGTGGTAGTTACGCAACCGCATCCGGTTCCCACTATGGTCAGTATCTCAATCTTGGTGATGACGATTCAAAGGACAACTATCAACTCATTATGAAGTATCGTGGTAATGCGATGCATCCAGAAGTTGACATGGCTATTGAAGATATTGTAAATGAATCTATTACAGGATCTGAATTAGAACAAACTCTTGATATTAACATGGAAGATGTTGAAGCTCCTGATAGAATTAAGAAAGTAATTAAAGAAGAATTCGATACGATTTATGGTATGCTTAACTTTAAAGAGCTAGGTCATGACATTTTCCGCCGTTGGTATATTGACGGTAGAATGTATCATCATCTTGTGCTTAATGAAGCAAATCCTAAAGAAGGTGTTGTTGAAATTAGACCTATTGATGCAGCAAAAATGCGCAAGGTCAAAAAGGTTAAGAAGAAAAAAGATCCAAAGACTGGTGCAGATATTATTGAGAAAACAG